AGATATCAGAGGTGAAATGAGGGTGCGCATCGGCAAAGGAGGCATTAGATTTTTCGACTTCATAGCAAACGAATTTTCAGAGTTCAGCAATAAAACGATACAACTAGGAAGGAATATGCGATCTATCACGCAGGCGATAGACCCAAGTGAGATCATCACAAGACTGTATCCGTTAGGTGCTGTCATCAACGATGATACGGGCGAACGTGTGACGCTTTCGGGAGCAACGAAGTATATTGACAATGACCAGCTGATAAAGCGGTACGGAGTACACGCTGGAACTATGGTATTCGACAATATCACCACTCCAGGCGCATTGTCTGGAGCCGGCAGAGTATGTGCCGGAGCACTAAAAGCAGCAAAAGTTCAGTATGAGGTATCGGCTATTGACATTGATAAGAAGCTAGACGGCTTTGCAGTTGGCTGCAGGTATCGCGTAGTCAATAGCTACCTTGGCATCGACGAGGTATTGAGGTGCATCGGCACCAGCATCGACATCAATGACAGATCACAGAATGTGCTGACATTTGGCGACAAGATTGACACGATTAGTGGAATGTCAGCAAGAAAATAGGAGAAATGATTATGGCAAAAGCAATTGATATAAGTTTAGAGGTCACACAGGTGGCAACAGCATATACAGGTCGAGACGTCCGACAGGCTATTGTCGACGCATTGAACGCCACACAGAACGCAATCAATGAAATGAATATGCCAGCAGGATCTCAGACCCTTATCGTACCGTCAGAGACGGCACTGGCCACAACGACTTTGAACCTGCCGTTCACACCGACTCAGAACACGCAAATCATCTGTAGTCTGCGGGAGGTGTCGGCACCAAAAGCGAGAAGGCTGTGTGTAGAAACATTTTTCACAAGCAACAATTTGATAGTAGCGCTGACGAACGCAGAAAGTGCAAGTGCTACCGTTCCACAGGGTGAATATATTATTGACTGGATCGTAACAAAGCCATAGAAAGGAGGAATATCAATGCACATAAAAATCAACGAAGACTACAATGTAGTCGTGAGCACAGCCCTACTGGGCTATGTCGGTGAAACGAATGCTAGACCTGTGTCGGTCGAAGGGCTGACAGTAGACGGTGCAGACCGCTATGTGCTATCCATAGACTACGGCGATGGCACTGTCTACGAGGTCGATATCACAGGCGGACAGTGGACACCAACAGCTGATATACTGCGGTCGGCGCAGACAGTCAGCTGTCAGATAGCGGCGAAGAAGCTGTCAGGTGATGAATATGTGCTGGTGAAGAAATCACGCATATTCCGCCTGAGAATAGGTGCGGCTATCGGTGATACAGCTATCCCGTCACCAAGTGTGGCAGCTGACGCACTAGACCGCATAGATGCCATAGGCACACAGGTTGCCGCAGACCGCAAAGCCGCTGAAACCGCTGCAGAAACAGCGACAACAATGGCAAATAACGCCGCTAAATCTGCCACAGCCGCAGAGAAATCAGCCGACACCGCAGAACAGGCGGCAAGTCGAGCTGAAACCGCAAAGACAGCGGCTGAAACGTCCGCTACACAGGCAGACACCGCCATGCAGGGTGCCGAAACCGCACGTGCTGAGGCGGTCACAGCACAGAATAATGCTAAGGTATCCGCAGCCCAGGCGTCAACGTCAGCACAGCAGACTGAGGCTGATAAGACCATAACAGCAGGCTATGCTAAAACTGCCAAGACCTGCGCTGACAGCACTACGGCAGATAGACAGGCGGTGCAGGAAATGGCGGAACAGGTCACGGTTGACAAGGCGACAGTGGCAGAAAATGCCGCTAAGGTCGCAGAAGACAGAACAGCCGCTGAAACCGCTGCGCAGACAGCACAATCCATAGCTGATAGTCTGCCAGACGATTATGTGACAGCTGTCGGAAAAATCGCTGAAATAGCTAACCTAAAGCTGACGGATAAAGAATTGACAAGACGTGTAAATGCACTGTACGACATTGGTCAGGGTGTGACGCATAAATTTGAAACCGATAGTGAAACGGCATACGCAAAGACAGTGCCTACGGGGGCAAAGCTGATGAGTGTGAAGTCTGTGGGTGGTAGGTCAATTGTTTGGAATCAGTTGGTTAAACCAGTGCCTGCTGTAGTCACAGGTGCAGGTGTAAAGGCTACGTTTTCTGACGATGGCATTATTACACTGAACGGAACGGCTACCACAACAGGTAGTGCAGTTTCTGTGCAACCTGTTAAAAACCAAAAAGGGCATAAATATCTAATGATTGCAAACCCATTGTCAGGTGTTTATGGAAAAGATCAATTGCAGTTTAGTTCGCAATCATATGGACAGGATTCTACAGGCCACGGGACTATAATCACAAATGAAAGTAGCAATGAAAAATGGTACTACACGTTATATGTGTATGAGGGCGTTACATATGATAACGTTAAACTACAACCACAGATTTTCGATTTAACCGCCATGTTCGGAAGCGGTAACGAACCCACAAGCGTTGAAGAATTTGAGAAAATGTTCCCTAATGATTATTACCAGTATAACGCCGGGGAGATTATCAGTGCTGGGGTGACAGAGATCGCTGTGGGTGATACCGCCTACCCTATCCCCGACGCTATCAAGGCACTGCCTGGCTACGGCTGGTCGGCAGGAACTGCACGAAATTACGTTGATTACGAAAATAAAAAATATGTTCAAAGTGTTGGCAGCGTTGATTTGGGAACGCTGACGTGGATTACGGGTTCCACTGGAAAAGTAAGTTTTCAAACATCGCAAGTTACAGGGCAGAAATTGACAAAAAATTATAGCGTTCCGCCAAATATCATTTGTTCAAAATATTCGACAGAATCGCAGAATGAACTATGGGGTCACATAAATGTAACAGGTATAACGGCTAATGCTAACACTGACGGGTATGTCTATGTCAACGATACGTCCTACACCGACGCCGCCGCATTCAAACAGGCAATGCAGGGTGTTATCCTGTATTACGAACTAGCGAACCCTATCGTAACCGATATTTCAACCCTGATTGACGACGATTTTCTACGGAACATCGAGGTCGAAGCAGGGGGTAGCATAACGTTCAAAAACAGCAATGACAGCTATCGAATACCAGTGCCAAGCGAGGAAGAGTACGTTGTGAAGCTGAGTGAAGTAGGAGGTACAATATGACAGATTTGCAAAAGAAAATGGCTGACAAACTGGGGCTGACCCCTGACGATTTTCAGCCGAAGAAAGCCACGAAGGTGGATGAGCTAGAAGCACAGG